GAGTTAAAACAGGTGGCGTTAGAGGAATATAGGAATTGGCAGCCAGATGCGTTTATTGTTGAGGCGAAGGCGAGCGGAGCGCCATTGATTTTTGAATTGAGGGCGATGGGAATTCCGGTGCAGGATTTTACTCCCAGCAGAGGAAATGATAAGATGGTGAGAATCAATTCAGTAGCAGATCTTTTTGCGAGTGGTAAAGTATGGGCACCGCCTACGAGATGGGCAGATGAGTTGATAGAAGAGATGGCTGCTTTCCCTAATTCAGATCACGATGACCTTGTGGACTCAACAACGCAGGCATTGCGCAGATTCAGACAGGGCGGGTTCCTCTCTTTGAATACCGACGAGAAAGATGAGCCGATCAATTTCCGTCGAAAAGCTGCATATTATTAAAGGAACATCATGATTGACAAGTCTCTCCATCAAGCACCAGCCGGACTCGAAAGTCTAGCCAACGAACCAATCGAAATTGAGATTGTCGATCCTGAAGCAGTCCACATCAAGGCAGGCGACCTCGAGATTGATATGGAGCAGGGCGAAGATGGCGACTTTAATGCAAATCTAGCCGATGAGATGAGTGAAGGAGCTCTGTCAACGTTGGCAGGAGATCTTGAAAAAGACATTAGTATGGACAAGAACTCCCGCAAAGAGTGGGAGAAAGCATACACAGAAGGCCTGAAATTACTGGGTCTTCATATGGAAGAAAGAACAGAACCCTGGGATGGCGCTTGCGGTGTCTTCCACCCCATGATCACAGAAGCGGTGGTTAGATTCCAGTCTGAGATGATTACCGAAACCTTCCCAGCTCAAGGTCCAGTCAGGACAAAGTTACTCGGAAAAGAAACCCCCCAACTCAAAGAGATCGCAACCAATGTCGAAGACGACATGAACAATGAGTTGACGGAAGTGATGAGAGAGTTCAGACCGGAACACGAGAGAATGTTGTGGTCACTTCCCGCAACGGGTTCTGCGTTCAAGAAGGTTTACTTTGACCCCAATCTGGGAAGACAAGTATCTATCTTTATCCCTGCCGAAGATATTATTCTCCCCTACGGCGCGACGGATATGGACACATGCTACCGAGTAACGCATGTAATGAGAAAGACCAAGAACGAGATTTTGAAATTACAAAACTCTGGTTTTTATCGCGATATTGAATTGCCTGAGCCTTCCCGAGCGAAGGAAGATATTCAGAGTGCAAAAGATAAAGAGACTGGGTTTAACGACCTGAGTGACGATAGATATACTTTATACGAGTGCCATGTAGACTTGGACCTCGATGGATTTCAAGATGTTGACGAAGATGGAAATGAAACGGGGATTATGTTCCCTTATGTCGTTACCATCATTAAGGGTACGAATGACATTTTATCCATCAGGAGGAATTGGAATGAAGGTGATACGCTCAGACTCAAGCGCCAGCATTTTGTCCACTACCAATACATACCCGGCTTTGGCGCTTACGGGTTCGGCCTCTTCCACCTCATTGGCGGGTTTGCTAAATCTGCCACCAGCATCATGCGACAACTCGTTGATGCAGGAACTCTTTCAAATCTGCCTGGGGGACTCAAGTCCAGGGGCCTGCGTATTAAGGGCGATGATACCCCAATTGCTCCGGGCGAATTCAGGGATGTAGATGTAGCGTCAGGAAATATCCGCGACTCTATTCTTCCTCTCCCCTATAAAGAACCCAGCCAAGTTCTTTACAGCTTACTCAATAACATCGTCGAAGAAGGCAGACGTTTTGCTGCTACTGCCGATATGTCTATATCAGATATGTCAGGCCAGGCTCCTGTAGGAACAACACTAGCTTTACTCGAGAGACAGCTAAAAGTATTGTCAGCTGTTCAAGCGCGTACACACTTCGCACTGAAGCAGGAGCTTAAACTTCTCAAGAACATCATCCGCGACTATACCGACCCAGACTATAAGTATGATCCTGAGTATGGCGGCAGAAAGTCTAAGAAGGCCGACTATGACATGGTGGATGTTATCCCCGTGTCTGATCCNAATGCNGCTACAATGTCNCAGCGCGTTGTNCAGTATCAGGCTGTGATTCAGATGGCTCAGATGGCGCCACAGATCTATGATCTGCCACAGCTGCACAGATCCATGTTGGATGTTTTAGGGATTAAAAATGCAGAAAAACTGGTTCCATTACCCGATGATCAAAAGCCTACGGATCCAGTATCTGAGAATCAAGCGGCGCTTAAAGGCAAGCCACTGAAAGCGTTTTTATTCCAGAATCATCAAGCGCACATTCAGGTCCACCAGTCCATGTTGCAGGATCCTGTAATCATGGCTGTTATTGGACAGAACCCCCAAGCTCAGCAAATCATGGCGGCTCTTCAGGCGCATATGGCCGAGCACATGGGTTATGTGTATAGACAGAATATCGAAGAACAGCTCGGAATGGCATTACCTCCCGAAGACGAGAAGATGTCTCCTCAACTCGAGACTGCATTGTCAGGCATGATGGCCCAGGCAGCTCAACAAGTTACACAACAACACCAAGCTCAAGCCGCACAACAGCAGGCCCAACAGCAAGCACAAGATCCTGTACTGCAAATGCAACAACAGGAATTGGCAATTGCCCAGCAAGAAGTGCAGATCAAAGCACAGAAGCAAGCGACTGAAGCTAAGTTGGCTGAAGGTAGATTGCAGCTTGATGCGATGAAAGTTGGCGTTGACATTAAGAAAGCCCAACATCAAATTGATTCAAGAGATGCCCAAGTTGGAGTTCAGACGGGTGTAGACATCGCCAAACACAGGGCGCAACAAGATCTTACGGCTCGCCAAGCCGCTTTAGAACATGGCAGAGAGTTGATGCAAACAGACATCGACGCCAAGAAAACAGCCTTGAAGCACGGTGAAAACCTGGCCGATAGACTGCATACCATTGGTAAAGAAAAGCTGGATAAAGAACAGCAACGCTTACAAATGGAACAGCAAGCACGGATCGCAAGGTCCCAACCAAAAGGAAAATCTAACGAATGATTGACCAATTCGCAAGCGTATTGCGCGAAAAAATACGAACTGACATGAACAATTATGCCGATGATATGGCTGGTGGTGCGTGTCGCTCTTTTGAAGAGTATCAAAAACTTTGCGGGGTGATTTCAGGCCTAGCCATCGCAGAGAGATACATTCTTGATTTGCTCAAAGAAAGCGAAGAAGATGAATAAAACTTGTTCGAGATGTAAACAGGTAAAACTTTTTGAATCTTTTTATAAGGCTTCAAAGACTAAGACTGGCTATTCTGATCGTTGCAAAGTTTGTGATCTTGAGTACCAACGCAATCGTAAGGCAAAAAAAGCTGAAGCAAATAAACGTTGGTATGAAAAAAATGGTCAAAAACAAAATGAAGCCAAGAGAATAAAGTCTAAAGAAAAAAGACTTGCACATCTTGAGGCAAAAGTTTTGGCCTTAGAAAACGTGGAAAATTGGAGAAAGCAACAAGCCAAGAGAGCTTTGCAAAAGAAAATTGCAACGCCCAAATGGGTTGATGCTGAACATCATTCAAGAATAGGAAAAATTTACGAAGCCGCCCAGAAACTTCAAGAATTAACCGGATCTATATATCACGTTGATCATATAGTTCCGCTTTTCTCCAAGGATGTATGCGGACTGCATGTATGGTGGAATTTGCAACCATTACCAGAGTCATACAACCTTGCAAAAAACAACGTGTTTGATCCAAATTTATTTTTGGAACAAGGCACTGTTGCGTTCCCGTCAACCGATGGGCTGACCGCCGCACAGTTTGTGGTGCTTAAAGAAAGTGAAGAAGATGAGTAATTTGATACTCCCCCCAGGCGTTTCCATGCCTGAAACCATCCAACCCGTGGAAGCCCCACAAGAAGATGCAACGCCTGAAGAAAAGGCGACCGTTCTACCAGAGCCAGCAGGTTACAAGATTCTTTGCGGAGTGCCCGACATTTCCGACAAGATTGACGGTACCGACTTGGATTTGGTTAGACCCTCCCAATTTGCAGCGCAAGAACAACACGCCACAACCGTATTGTTTGTGTTGAAAGTTGGCCCAGAGGCGTATTCAGATAAGACACGTTATCCATCAGGTCCTTGGTGCAAGCCTGGCGACTTTATCTTAACTCGTACTTATTCTGGTACGCGATTCAAAATCTTCGGCAAAGAGTTTCGTTTAATCAACGAAGATCAAGTCGATGCAGTAGTCCAGGATCCAAGAGGGATTAGTCGTGCGTAACGAACGACAAAAAGAAGCTAGGCGCAAGTACGAAGCAAGCGAGAAAGGCAAAGCTGCAAAGCGTCGCCATGAAGCTGCATACGTTGCGTCTGGCGGAAGAGCCAAGACAGAGGAGCGTAGAAGTATGAAACCTTTGTCTGAAGCTAGAAAAGCAGCCAGACGTAAATGGGCAGAAAACAACAAAGTTTATTTTACTGCTATGCGATCTTATCGCAGATCATTAGAAAAAAACTTAACCCCAGATGATTTTTGGGTGTTGCAAGAAGCCGTCAATTTGGCCAAGCTTAGAGAACTAATTGTTGGTGGTAAATGG